AACGAGGCTCTTATCATGGCATGGTATAACACTGGCACGATTGCACTAACTAACGGATCGGCAACGGTCACAGGTTCAGGCACTAATTTCTTGGTTGGCGCTCAGATAGGCGAAGCGTTATATGCCTCTGACGGTAAATTGTATGAAATTCAGACGATTAACTCTGCAACCGTCATCACTTTGGCATCAAATTATTTAGGCTCAACGGCGAGCGGTCAAGGCTACCAGATCATCCCGACTCAATCTTTGGTTGCTGATTTAGCCTCAGATGTTACCGATTTGATCTCAGACTTTGCTGACGTTCGAGATTACGCTGGTAATGGCAAGTTCAACGACGGCGCAGTAGGCACTCCAGGAATTACGTTCACCCAAGACCAAGACAACGGTTTGTACCGAATAGGCTCAAACAATTGGGCTTTGGCTGCGGGCGGTCAGCAAGTTGTTAATTTAACGACTACCGCAATGAATTTCCCAGACAACAACAAAGCCATCTTCGGTACTGGCAGCGACCTACAGATTTATCATGATGGTTCAGATAGCTATGTAAAGGATGCTGGCGTTGGATACTTAAATTTACTTGGGACGGGTAGGGTTGTAGTTGGGCATCCGTCTAATGGTGATGTATATCTAAACGCTAATTATGGTGGCGATGTTGAGCTTTTCTTTAACAACAGCAAAAAGTTTGAAACCACAGCCACAGGCATTGATGTCACGGGTACGGTCACGGCGGAGTCTTTGGGTATTGGTACGAGTTTGCCTAGTCAGCTACTGGAACTTTCAGGTGCTACTGCACCTGCCATACGCTTAAACGATACGACCTATAATCAGTATGCTGAAATATCTACTGCAAATGCAGGTAGCCTTATTTTAAAGGCTGATGTAGGCAATGGCGGCACAGGCGACACCTACATTGGTTTTGAGGTTGATACAACAGAAGCCATGCGCATCGATGCCAGCGGGAATGTGAGAATCGGGGTCAGCGGTACAACCACAGTAACAGGTCTTACCCAAACAAATCTTATTGTCGGAAGTACTACTGGCGGCGAGATTGTAGCCTATCGGGATGATAATGCTGGGGTTGAAGGGGATTTTGTTGGTGCGTTCTTGTTCGGCAATGACGACAACTCTGGTACAGAAGACCACTTTGCTGGCATGTACGGGAAAATAGTTGGCACTGCTGGGAATTCCATGTCTTTAAACTTTGCATCGGGATTAGGTAATTACGAAACCGACACGCCTCAGATGGTGTTGGATGCCAGCGGGAACTTGCTGGTGGGTAAGACTGCTACCAGTTTCAGCTTGGCTGGTATTGGGTTGATGGGTAATGACCAAATCCTAGCCACAGCAGCGTCCGACAATCCTCTTGCACTAAACCGACTGACCACTGACGGCGATATTGCGAGGCTCTATAAGGACAGCGTCCAAGTAGGTAGTATTGGTGTTGTCAGCGGTAATAATTTAAACATCTTCAGCGCCGTATCGGGACACTCAGGTTTATCTTTTGGTACTGGCATAGTATACGCAACAGACAATGCAGGAGATGCTACCGACAACGTAACTGATCTTGGTTCGGCTAGTTTTCGCTGGAATGACGCATATATTACCAACGGAGTCACTACTGGCTCAGACGGCAACGACAAGCAAGACATTGAAACCTTATCAGACGCAGAGCAACGGGTAGCCGTAGCGTGTAAAGGACTGCTTCGCAAGTGGCGCTGGAAGTCTGCTGTAGAAGAAAAAGGCGACGAAGCCCGTATCCACTTTGGAATCATCGCACAAGACCTACAAGCCGCATTTGAAGCCGAAGGTTTAGATGCTGGTCGTTATGCATTGTTTATGAGCAACACTTGGACTGACGAAGAAACTGGTGAAGAACGCACGAGACTTGGTGTCAGGTATCACGAGCTTCTAGCCTTCATCATCGCAGCAATTTAACAGGAGAAACAACATGACAACAGTATGGCAAATCAGCCAAATGGAACGAACGCTTGCAGACGGTGGCGTAGTCGTATGTCACTGGCGAGCTACGGCAACTGACGGTGACTTTTCAGCTTCTAGCTACGGCACTTGCGGCTTCACACCTGACCCATCTAGCTCAGACTGGGTGGATTACGACAGCATCACTGAAGAAGTAGCTTTAGGATGGTGCTTTGCTAACGGTGTTGACAAAGACGTCATAGAAGCGTCACTAGCTGCTAACATTGAAGCGCAGAAGAACCCAACGCAAGCATCGGGAGTACCGTGGTAATGCTACTACTAGACTACTTAAACGCCCTCACAGCACTTGTAACGGCTTGCTCAGCAATTACGGCACTCACTCCTACTCCAAAGGATGACAAGATCATTTCCAAGCTGTATAAGTTGCTGGAAATTGGCGCACTGGTAATCGGGAAGGCCAAGAAATGACCGAGGAAGAACGAAACCTGGCCATTGAAGCATTGCAGCAGATCGCAAAGCACGAAGCTGAATGCGGTGAAAGATGGGGCGAGGCTGTGGCAGAGCTTAAACACTTACGATCTGCGACTGAGATACAGGGGCAGCGTTGGGAGAAATTAGCATGGCTGGTCATCACCACCATGTTGACGGGAGTCGTGGCAATAACGTCAGCGGCTTTTTTATGAGGAGAGAGAGATGGGAACTATTACGATTGATGATGTAGAGCATCAAATTGACGACCTGACTGACGTGGTAAAAATCAAAGTCAGCCGTATGCACGAGATCCAAAACCAGATGAACGCAATGAACCGAGAATTGGCAGAATTGCAGGTTGTCTTTCAGGCATACGTTAATGCTATCAGGGACGATATGAAGGCAAGTGAAGGCGATGGAGACAGTTGATTTTATTGTTGGGCTCTGGCCAGTGGCGGCGGGTATTTTTATACTCGTCCTCACCATTGGCAAGATTCTCAATCGCCTGGATGTCCTTGAGCAGAAAATGATTGAGGCGTGGAAGGCAATCAACGAGTTGATTCGGAAATGAAATTTTTACTGCTCATCACGATTGGAAGTTGGTCATGCCCTGATCGGATTGAATTTGATACGCTAAAAGAATGCGAGCAAATGGCCGAGCGATTTAATTACGGCAAGATTATGACCGAGTGCAAGCAAGATGCTTGAGTCACTCATTGGCCCCGTAACGGGACTATTAGACAAGTTTATTGAGGATAAAGACCAGAAGGCCAAGTTGGCGCATGAAATTGCAACAATGTCGCAGAAATACGCGCAAGAAATTGCTCAGGGCCAGATGGCTATCAATCGGGTCGAGGCGGCCCACAAGTCGCTGTTTGTGTCGGGTTGGAGGCCCGCGGTCGGATGGTGCTGCGTCTTTGCGATGGCTGGAAATTTCTTGGTCATACCATTCAGCAATTTTGTTTTAGCCATATCGGGGATCGATATAGTTATCCCGTTAGTACCACTTGATACGATGATGCCCGTTTTAATGGGTATGCTTGGATTGGGTGCGATGAGAACTTATGAGAAGAAAAATGCGGTGCATAGAAATAAATGACTGCGGCTAGTGCCTTGACGTTTCCCCTCTCTCCTCGCCGTCAATGAGGTGCAATTCCTCAGCAGTCACCCTTCAAACCCAAATTGCTTCTTGCTCGTTGAGCTTCAATAACGGTTCAATGTCATCGTCGTTCGGCGCTCTGTTTGGTGGTGTGCCACCCGCCAAGACCGTTTGAAACCTTGCCACTGGATTAATCCCGTCGTGCAAGATCATATATCCCCAACGGCCCGATTCTCGAAAGATAAAATAGCCCGATAACTTGGTGACCTGACAAAGCTGGATCAACTCAGCATACTTTGGCGGGTTAATGTAAAAATGGGCCTTCTTGTTGTACCACTTGCACTCAGCCCAGCCTACGATTTTGCCTTTGTCGGGATCATGTTGACCTGGCTGGTAGAACCACCCGTCAATTTTATACTTGTGGGTATTTGGATTTTGCTTGTATTGACAACCGAGATTCTGAGCCATAGCTGCCAGCAACTTGGCTTCTTTGCGCCTGTCCATCTCAGTCTCTCGACGTTCAATCATTGGCTATAAACTCAATGTAGGGCCATTCTGGTGCGATCTAGGGCGTTTTAAGGCCGAGGTAATAGTATCCCATACCCCAGCCCTAAAACTCAGTAGAACGCGTTTAAAACGGTATATCATCTTCGTTAAAGGCGGTCACTTGTTGGCTCAAAAGCGCGCGAATCATGCTGGCAGAGCCATGCTCATTTAGCCCGTTATCCACTGGCGGCTGGCTTTGATCCGATTGAGCACGATAAACGTAGCCCAGTTTCGGGTCTAAGATTGAGATCGTGTTCACCGTCCCATTCTTGCCCTCAAAGGTCTTGATCCAGCACCCTGACCCGCTCACCTCAACTACCGAACCCTTAACAAGCGCTTGGCGATAATAGTTCGCCTGATTGTCGGTGCGGGTGAATATCGCGCATTCGTAATTCGTCCATTCGTCTGCGCGGGTTTGATTGTTGTAGAACTTGACCCCCAATCGGAGGCCAAACCCAGTTGACTCGCCAGCTTTAAATTCTCTGGCGTTGTCGTTCAGTTTACTTGTTACACTAATGCTCAATTGCTCTCTCCTTCGTTGACATACAGCTTTCTGAAATCCGCTGACTTCATGATTTCGCGCTCAATCGTGGTAAAGCATCCGCCTTTGGTTGGCGCTTTCCACAATGCTATTTTGGTTTCCTCATCTAACTCAAACCATGCTTCAGCGGCGCTTGAGAAATCATCGTTGGCAATCCCTGCTTTAATAGCAATGATGCTGTCGTTGTTTTCTTGGCACCATTGCTCGTAGGTTTTTTCTGGCTCGCCTTTTGGCAGATCCTCGCCAGCGTAAATGTAAGAGCCTAAGCCGTGCATTGACAAGCCTTTGGTCAAGCATCGCATCTTGGCGGTGTTGATTTGGAAGGCGTTGGGGTTTTGGACAGCGTTGTTGCGATGATCCATTACGGGCAACCACATTTCGTGAGATATGCCCTCAATCGTTACAATGCAGTGAACTGTCATCGTCTCATCTTTGTGGATCTCGTTTGCCAAGAAAGCATACGTTGCCTCTGGGTAATGCTGCTTGGTAACAGCCCAAGCCCAAGCCCATGACAGGTAGGTTAAGTTGCCTTTGCTTTCGGTGTGGTCGTTTACATTAATTGAGCTTAGTGTTTGCCATATACTCATCGTATCTCTCCTTTTGTTCAGATAGTAAAGTTTCTAATCGGTCTGCAATGATTTGCAATTCTTCTACAACGTCTTCGTCCCACTGAAAGCTGGCTTGGTTCTCATACCGACGAGCCCAAGTAGCACTAGACTGTAATGACAGAATCCAATCGGGGATCATAAGACCTCCCGAACTGATGCTGCCGCGCCCTGAAGATAAGCATTATTTTCCTCGGCTTCTGCTTGCTTCATTTCGTTCCATGCCTGTTCATCTTCAAGCATTTCCTCACTCAGCTTATCCAACGCTGGGTGGATGTTTTGTAAGAACACTAATGCTTCAGGCGATAATTGATGGCCGCTTTTTACAAGCCTAGCAATCTCAAAGATCCAATCTTCAAGATCACCGACTAAATTCTCAGGGGTTTGGTTGCTCATGTGTTACTCCTTTGCTGGTTAGACCTTCATTGTAAGGCATAAGATACTTATTGTGCAAACTATTTTTTGCAAGAATTATGATGTAAGATAGGCCCATTAGGAGGAGCAAATTATGCGCGAACTGTCAATTTACGATTTTGTGGAACATGCCAACACCAACCTGAACGCACTGGCTAAGGTGCTCGGCATCAGTCGGCAGCGCCTGGAATACTGGGCCAAAAGCGACGGGTGCTCGCTTGAGTTTGACAAGAACAACCAGGTGCACCAGATCAAGCTGCTGCGTGAAAAAATCATGTGGTGCAAATAAGAAAGCCCCGACCGTAATGAGTAATTACTACAGCCGAGGCCAATGGCGCAAGGGAACGCCGTGGAGCAACCAGCAAGGAAGCTCAGCAAAGCGTATCACAGGGCCATTGCCAAGAAAAGGCTTTTAATTTTGACGGGGGTATAATAAAGTAAATGTGTCGGCGGGATTACCAGTCCCTGAAGGCCGATTTGAGATTAGGTCAGGAAAAGAACCGAGCGCAAACCGACACGGTTCACATTTTCTCACCTTTCAAATCATACTTCAACCATTCCTGCCGATCAGAAGTGGCGCTTAACTGTGCGTCCAACTGATAAAGCAGTAATTCGTGAGCATGTTGTAGGACTGCCAGCTTGTCCCGACTCACGTCCAATACGCAAAGACTCAAGTGAGTTGGTTAGGGTAGCGCTTAGCCAGGAAAGCGAAAGCAAATGAGTACCGCATCTTAGGATGTTATCTCGCAAAGCCTAAAGGGAATAACGAACCCAATGGTTGAGATATGCAAAGGGAAAAAGCTGGCCTATGCCAAAAATAAAAGGAGAACACATGGAATTAAGGGAGCATCAAAGCAAAGCGATACAGCTATGCAGGGAATCAATCAAGCAAGGACACAAACGAATCATGCTGGCAGCGCCATGCTCATTCGGCAAGACGAGGGTAGCCGTTGAAATGTTAGCCAGCGCAGCAAAAAAAGGGCTGACGGGCTTATTTATTTGCGACCGCATCAAGCTGGTTCAGCAAGCGATTGATGAGTTCGACAAGCATGGAGTTGAGGCGGGAGTCATTCAAGGGTGGAATCATCCAAGGGCTAAGTGGCACGCCAAGATCCAGATCGCATCAATTCAAACCTTAGCCAGACGCAGACAATGGCCGATGGCTAACCTGATAATCGTTGACGAGGCCCATGTCCATTACAAAACTTTGACCAGCATGATGGCATCCTACAGCGCTGTGCCGTTTATTGGGTTGAGCGCTACGCCATACGCTAAGGGATTGGGTGAGCATTACAGCGATTTGATTGTGCCGATCACCTCAAACGAGTTAATGGATCAAGGTTATCTGGCCCCAGCCAAGTATTACGGCGGTCGACAACCTAACGTCAAAGGCATAAAGACCAAACGCATACAGACAGGCGGCACTGACTTTGACCCAACCGAGTTATCAAAACGCATCGAGGAAGATACGCACTTGGTCGGGGACATCATCGAGAACTGGCGCAAGTATGGCGAGAACTCACAAACGATAGCCTTTAGCCCATCGATCAACCACAGCAAAACATTGGTTAGAATGTTTAACGCAGCGGGGATCCCAGCCGAGCATATTGACGGTTATATGGAAGACGAAGAACGGCAGATACTTTACCGCGAACATGACGAGGGCAAGTTTAAAATCCTGAGCTGTTCTAGGTTACTCAACACTGGATACGATGCGCCATCGGTTCGGTGCATGATTGACGCATTCCCAACCAAATCAATATCGGTCTACTGCCAACGGGTAGGTCGGGTTCTAAGGTTGCACGAAGATAAGCCCCATGCGATTATTTTAGACCATGCTGGGAACGTATCGAGACACGGATTTGCTGAAGACATTTGTCCTGAAGAATTGCACAAGGGTCAGAAAGAATACCGCGAGAGAAACCAAACAAAAGAAAAGCAGGAGCCCAAGACCCAAGACTGCCCCGAATGTTATCAGGTAATGATAATCCCAAGATGTGAGTGCGGGTATGAGGTGCCAAGGGCGCAGTTGATAAAGTCTGACAACCAAATCCTGAAAGAGATCAAGAAGACAAACCGCAGTTATACGATGGATCAGAAATCACGCTGGCTTGGCGACTTACAGCAGCACGCCAGCCGCAAAGGTTACAAGAAAGGTTGGTCAAGTTGGGCTTACCGCACAAAGTTTGGGGTCTGGCCCAATAAAATCAAACCAGAATACCAGCAAGAGCAACTGCCAGAGGTCGGCGGTTTTATTAAATACCTACAAATCAAGGGAGCAAACAGTGATCGAAGAAATCTTAAACAGGCTGGATAAGGTTAAACAGCAAGGGACTCAGTATTATTCAAGGTGCCCAGTTCATCAGGGCAGTAACCAAAACCTTGGCATCACGGAAAAAGACGGCAAAGTGCTTATCCATTGCTTTAACTGTAATGCGACGGGGCTGGAAGTGGTCGAGGCGTTAGGCTTGCCGATTGGCGCACTGTTCACCGATCCCTTAAAGCCAGACAACAGAAAGCACATCAACAAAGCAACCCGCGAGATTGCTATGGAAGACGCTTACTTCATTGAGATCTACCAAACCGAATTGGACAAAGGCTATCAACCAACCCGCGAAGAATACCGACGGTATAAACTAAGTCTAAACCGCGTCAAGGTGCTTAACTAATGCAAGTGCTCAATAAGGAACGACTCAGCACCGATTGTCTCCATATCACAATGTCTAGCAATGAAGACCGAGATCGGCTGTTTAAAATGCTGTCCGAGATTGATTTGGAATACCCAGTTGACGTTCAGATTAAGAAAGCGAAAAAGGATAGAACGCTACAGCAGAATCGCATGATGTGGCAATGGTGGCGGGACGCAGAAGAACAGGGAGATATGAAGTCTTGGGAATATCGCGCTTACTGTAAGCTCCACTTTGGGGTTCGGATCCTACAACGGGACTCGCTGGAATACCGAGAGAAATACCAGCGCATCATTAGGCCAATGCCATACGAGCAAAAGCTGGAATTGATGGTCGAGCCTTTTGACTTCCCAGTAACCAGCGCCATGACCGTAAAGCAGCACTCAGAATTCTTGGACAAAACCGCCCAGCACTTGCGAGAATTAGGCATTCACCTAACCGCAATGGAGTAGCATGGCTAAGAAATGCAAGATATGTCTGCAACCGTTCACGCCTCAGTTCAGCAGTTTCCAAAAGACCTGCAACAACACCGAGTGCTTGGTTGACTTTGGTCGGCAAGAATCATCTAAGCTACACAAGAAAGCTGCGCGGCTAGAAAAGAAAAAGGCAAGAGACAACGACAAGCAGCATTGGTTAAAACGAGTTCAAGTTGAGTTCAACAAGTTTATCCGCAACCGCGACTTTGCCAACGCTTGTATCAGTTGCCAGCGGCATCACTCAGGACAATACCATGCAGGTCACTATATGAGCGTCGGTGGTCATTCCGCAGCGCTAAGGTACAACCAAGACAATTGCCATAAACAGTGCTCAGTTTGCAATAATTACAAGAGTGGTAATCTCGCAGAATATCGGTCAAACTTGATAAAAAAGATAGGGTTAGAGCGGGTTGAGTGGTTAGAGGGGCCGCATCAACCAAAGAAATATACCGTTGAGGAATTAAAATCAATGCTGACTCACTATCAAAATTTGAATAAGCAATGGGCACAATCACAGTCTTAGACCCTCATGCTGAGGAGATAAGAATTGTGTTGGAGCGCTTGCTTGCTGAGTGTGAGGCTGGCGAATTAATGGGCGCGGTTATTGTCACAGAAAAGCATGACGGATATGACTTGGACATGCCTGGCACTTTCTCAACCGAACCCGATTGCATAGCGTCGATCACTGGCAGACTTCAAATAGCGGCCCACACGTTTTACAACATGGCGTGGCACGATGAGTATTAAATACATAACAAGACCCGAGCATTTGGATTTCTGCAATACGGACTACCAGCGTCAGATAATCGAAATGACTTTGGGCGGAATGAATCAGACCGAGATTGCTAAAGAGTTAGGCAAAAATCCCAGAAGAATTAATGAAGCGCTTGCGGCTGTTCATAGACGAGCAGCGCTTCAAGGCGTAGCGCCAGCCCAGAATGTCAATCGGCAGACAGCGCCAGGATTTACCACCAAGCGCATCAGCACCGCCTACAACATGGACAACGAGATTGTCCTTCAATGGCATATCCAAGAGCCAGAACGGCAGAAGCTGGAAGAATTAATTGCTCAATTTGTGGAGGGTTTTAAAGATGAAGTCACAGGACTACACACTCCCGTTGACGCGCCCAAAAGCATTGATGACGATTATATGGTTAGCTACATTATTGGCGATCACCATCTTGGGATGCTTGCTGACCACACTGAGACGATGGGCGAGGACTATGATGTCAAGATTTCGCAACGACTGTTAGAAAGTGCAATTGATCGTCTGGTCAGTGTAGCGCCAGCAGGTAAGGTCGGGGTGTTGGTAAATCTTGGCGACTTTATGCACGTCAACGATTCCACCAGCTCAACGCCTAATAGTAAGAACCTGCTTGACTCTGACGGTCGATACTCAAAGACCATTAGGGCTGCTAGCAATGTTATAAAGCGTACTGTTTTGCGTATGCTTGAGAAACATGCCGAGGTCTGGCTTGTGAATGTAAGGGGTAATCATGATCCAGACGCTGCGTTGTGGCTCAATGAAGTCATGCGCCTATACTTTGAAGATGATCCGCGTGTTCACGTTTTCGATAACGCCAGCAAATTTATATGGTGGCAGTGGGGCAAGAATCTGGTAGTGACCCATCACGGTGATCGGATTAAAATGTCCAATTTACACGGGTCAATCGTGTCTAATCTCAGGCAAGAATGGGGGCAAGCGGAGCACACTTTCGTATGGACGGGACACATACACCACAAGAACCAAGAGGAATATGGCGGCGCATTGTTCGAGTCTTGGAACATCCTAGCACCCGCAGACGCGTGGCACGCTGGCTCTGGTTATGCCAGTTCTCGGAGTATGACCTGCGTGATTCTTCACAAAGACTATGGGGAAGAAGGCAGATTAAAGGTAAACGTGGAGAGGATTAAGTGAGCGCATTTGACGAGCAGATTGGCGGCAACCACTATAAATTAATGATGATTCAGCCGACTGAATACATATTAGCGAACAATTTGGGATGGTGTGAAGCCAATGTTGTGAAGTACATTAGCAGATGGCGGTCTAAAGGCGGGGTTGACGACTTGCGGAAGGTGGTTCACTACGCTCAGATCTTGATCGAACGTGAGTTGAATGAAAAGACGGCTTCAAAAGATAAGCCAAAGAAACCGTCTTGGTAGGTTATAGCAGGATTGCTCCGATTACATAGCCAAGCAAAAAGGCCACGATCATCGCCCCGCTTGTGAAGCGTGGCACCATCAGTTTATCAAGTTGTTTCTTGATCATTTTTTGCTCTCCATTTCTTGCAATTTATCCAGCATCTTCAGCACGTCAAGCAATACGGTTTGCTCATACTGATCCACCTCTGGATGGCAGTAAGTCTCACGCACCTTGATTAAGGTCATCCATGCGGTTAGAAGGTCGGTTTGAGTTGGTTTCATGGTCATTTGTCTT